GGCGTGAACCTCGTACTACCGGTGGATCTGAGTACGGACGCCGCGGACGCTGCGCTCGTCGTCGAGGGGGAGGATTTCCAGGGTTGGACGTCGATCTCCGTGTCAACTAGCCTGGAGGCTGCGGCGTCGTCGTTCAGCTTCCAGGCTGCACGGCGGTGGGTCGACGAGCCCAACCCGATTCGGATCTCCCCTCTCCAGTTCTGCAATGTCCGTTTCGGTGACGACAGCGTCCTGACCGGGATCACGTTCGGTGTGGCTGGGTACGACGATGCTCGTAGCGACGAGTTGACCGTCTCCGGCCGGTCGCGGACAGCTCAGCTCGTGGATAACTCGGTGGCTCCGGACGGTCCGCGCCGGTGGACGCAGGCGACCGTCCCGCAGATCGCCCGCGACTTGGCCGCGGAGTACGATGTCGTTGTCGTATGCGACGTAGATCCGGGGCGCCCTCTCAGTCTGTTCGCGGCGGAGTCCGGCGAGACGGTGTTTGATGCGATTGATCGAGCAGCTCGTCTCCGCGGACTGCTCGTTACCGACGACGCCCAAGGCCGCCTCGTGCTCACGCGAGCAGGTACGCAGACGGCGACGACAGCGATCGTCCGCGGTCGCAACGTACTTGCGTGCCAAGCCCAGTTTGACGGGACGCAGAGGTACTCGCAGTACGTATGTCGAGGTCAACGTGCTGGAGACGATTTCGACTTTGGCGCCGCCGTGTCGGATGTTCAAGCGACCTGTACAGACGACGGCTTCGATCTCCCGCGTGTTCTGGTCATCCCCTACGAGGGGCGAGCCGATCCAGCGGCGTGCGCGGAAAGAGTACGTTGGGAGGCTGCCCGTCGATACGGGGAGTCGATCATCCTCACGTACACGGTCCCGAGCTGGAGGCAGGGGGACGGAACCGTGTGGCGCACGAACCAGCGGTGTCGGGTGATAGACCCCTGGCGCGGCATCAATGCGCAGCTCTTGATCACCGGGCTAGAGTTCGCCCTCACACCTGAGGTGGGGACGCATACCAAGATCACCGTCCAGCCTGTAGAGGCCTTCGAGCTGCTGCAACTCCCTCGCCTTGTGGTGCGTCACAAGGCGCAGCAAAGCGGGGCCTGGATCTCACGGGAGCAGGCCGCAGCGATCGCTGCTCAGGCAAAGCAACAGCGGGGGGCTGGACCATGACGTCGTCAGAGGCACGAGCAGAAATACGCCACCTCCGGCGACGGCTCGCAGGTGCTTTCCTTCGCGGCGTGGTCGAGGTGGCTACCACCACCACGAAGATCGCGACGGCCCAGCTCTCCTATCTGGGCGCTACCACGGATGGGGTCGAGGTGGCCGAACCCTTCGGGCTCGCCGCAAAGGTGCGTGCGGGAGCTGAGGCTGTGATAGCTCAGATCGCAGGGGTAGCCGACCACCCGATCGTGCTCGCGTGGTTCGATCGGCGGTATCGTCCGGTCGATCTCGAGGTGGACGAGGTCTGCCTCTACGACGCGAATGGTCATCGGGTACGGCTGCGATGCGATCGGGTTCGGATCGAAGCCTCAGATCTCGTGGAGTTGGGGACGAACGGTGCGGTGCCTCTCGGCGCCAACACTGGCGTCGTCCAAGGTGAGGGAATCGACCCGTTCACCGGCGCGACGTACTTCGCGCTGGGATCTGCTTCTGCTATCGTCAAGGCGAGGAAGGTGTAATGCCCCTGGACGGCCCCACGCTCGGCGCTCTGATGAAGGCGAACATCGACGCGCTCGCGCTCGAGGACAAGAGCGATCGCGACGAGCTGTTCAAGGCCTTGGGAAAGGCAGTGGTCGCCCACATCACCGCTGCAGCCGTGGTCAACATCGTGTCCGTACCCGGGGTCCAGCCCGGTACGGGTGTGTCTGGCCCGACGACGGGGACGATTACGTGAGCGAGACGCTGCTGATACAGGAGATGGGAGGTGGACGCCTCCCGGGGAGTCCCGTCTGGGAGCTGCTCCCGGAGTATGGAGCGCCGATTGTGACGCTTGAGCAGCTCGTGATCTGCTCCCTGTTCTGCGACGGGCGCGCACCGGCGGACGCCGAGTTACCGTCCGAGGACGACACCGATCGGCGAGGGTTTTGGGGCGACACCTACCCTGTGGAGGCGGGGGACACGACGGGATCGCTGCTGTGGCTCTACACCGAGCGGGCCTTCATGGACTCGGACATTGTTCGTCGTGTCGAGCAGGCGGCGACAGACGCTCTCCGGTGGTTGGTCAACCAAGGGATCGCGAAAGAGATCCACGTCACGACAGAACGCGACGGACACCGGCTCGGGCTCGCCGTCGTGATAGAGTCCGGACGATGGAGTACTGGAACGACGGTGCTCAAGTGGCGTGACCTCTGGGAGGTGTTCCGTGGGGATTGAGACGGGTTTCAGTACCCCGACGCTTTCCGAGCTTATCCAGCGTGTGCGTAACGACTACGTGAGCCTCGGTATCCCCGAGGCCAAACTACCGAGGAGCCTACCCTGGGCCGCCACGTACGCGTTGGCCGGCGTGGCGTACGGGCTCTACGGCTTTTTACACACCGTCGCCCGGGAGATGATGCCCGACACCGCGACGAGTTTCGGGGTGCTTCGGTGGGCGTCGATCTTCGGTCTCGTGCGCATCCCTGCGTCGGCTGCCGTGGTACGCTTCACGGTGTTCGGCACGACAGGGCTTGTCCTCCCGGCAAATACCCGGTGGGTGCGAGAAGATGGGTTGGAGTACGAACTCTCTGTACCCTCGACGCTGATAGCGCCGGGGGTCACGGTCGTCAACGCGGCGTGTACGA